ACCCCGTTAAAGACTATAAGTTTAACGCCACCAGTTCGCTTGGTATAATTGCGCGTGAGTATGAAGTTACGCAATTAGTCCAACTGTTGCAAACGATGTCGCCTGAGTCTCCGCTATACAACACGTTAATCCAATCTATTATAGACAACATGAATCTGTCTAACCGCGAAGAGTTAATTGCGACTATGCAACAAGCAGCGCAACCTAACCCTGAAGCACAACGCATGCAGCAGATGGCAGCGGAAGCGCAGATGGCGTTTCAACAAGCACAGACAGCAGCCCTACAAGGCCAGGCGTCTGAGTCGCAAGCACGAGCTAATAAAATTAGTGTTGAAGCACAGCTTGCTCCAATTGAAACAGAGATTGATCGTGTTAAAGCTATTACGACAAACTTGCGTGATGGCAACGAAGACGACAGAGAGTTTGAGCGTCGCTTGAAAGTAGCAGATCGTTTACTAAAAGAACGCGACCTCGACATTAAAAACAAAATCACTACTCAACAAGGAGGCAATAGTGATAACACCCAATCAATTCAATCAGCTGGTGGAGCAAGTGAACAACGAGTTCGACAAACTATGGAAGGCGCTAACATCCCTGGAGAGGGAATGTAGTGAGTATGGTGAGACGTTATCGGTTTTAAGGAGTCAAATAGATGGCAAAGGAGAAAGACCCAAGACTAGCACGAGTCGGCGTAAGCGGGTACAACAAACCAAAGCGGACTCCGAGTCATCCAACTAAGTCGCATGTTGTTGTAGCTAAAGAGGGTGATAAAGTTAAAACAATACGGTTTGGACAGCAAGGTGTCTCAGGCGATAAACAACCTACTGCTAGACAAAAGTCGTTTAAGGCAAGACACGCTAAGAATATTGCTAAGGGTAAGATGAGTGCAGCTTACTGGGCCGATAAGGTGAAATGGTGACTAAAGGCGCACCAACTTCAAAGAACTTTAAACGAGCAAAACAAACCGCAAAGAAAAGGAGTTAAATATGCCATACGGTAAAGGTACATACGGTAATAAAGTAGGTCGTCCACCTAAAAAAAATAAGTCTAGCGGTAAGAAGAAAAGTGTGAAAAAATAACAATAATAAACACTTGACTTTTACTACAGAATGTGATATAATTACATCCATAAACTAAGCTGTCCTACATAGGAGAAACAGCATGACTAAAGAACTAGAACTCTACTACAACACATACTTCGACTTGTTTCGTACAGACGGCTGGAAGCAGCTGGTAAACGAGTTGAGAGAGAATGCAGTTGCATTAAACTCAGTAGAGGGTGTTAAAGACGAACACGATCTTTATTTTAAGAAAGGGCAAATAGCTATCTTAGCTAACCTGCTTAATTTAGAGACAACAATTACTAATGCGTTTGAAGAGATTGAGAGTGATGCGGAAGCTGTTTGATTTTCGTTGCACTAACAACCACACCTTTGAAGCATTTGTAGAAGCCGATGTTCACACTAGTAGGTGCAAGTGTGGATCTGAAGCTAAAAGGCTAATTAGCCCTGTCAAGTGTTCCCTCGATCCGTTTAGCGGCCACTTCCCTGGCGCTACGGATAAGTGGGCTAAACACCACGAAGACATGGCTAAAGCTGCTAACTAACAAGAGCACTGAGTGCAAACCTTGTTAATCCCTTTCTCCATAATACTAGTAAGTACGGAGTTTAATAATGGCCAGAGCGCAATTTATAGACGAGCGTCTTGAAGACGATGATACGGAAACACACGCCTTAGAGCAACAAGAAACGTTTGAGGCTCCGACGGAAACAACCGACGAACAACCTCAACAACAACCCGAAGACGACATCCCTGAGAAGTATCGAGGCAAATCCGTACAAGAGATTGTACAGATGCATCAAGAAGCGGAGAAGTTGTTAGGGCGGCAAAGCTCTGAAGTGGGTGAATTACGTAAAGTGGTAGATTCGTATATTCAGACACAACTCGAACAAAAACAAGCACCGAAAGAAGAAACCGTTGACGAAGAGTTAGACTTCTTCTCCGACCCTAACGGCTCTGTAAGTAAGATGATTGAGCGTCATCCGAAGATTAAGGAGGCTGAGGAGTATACACAGCAGTATAAGCGCAGTATAGCGTTAGCTGAGTTACAACAAAAGCACCCAGACATGCAGCAGATTTTGCAAGACAATAAGTTTGCTGAGTGGATTAAGTCTTCTAATATACGCACACAATTGTTTGTCCAGGCTGACCAGCAGTACGATCATGAAGCAGCAGACGAATTGTTTTCGTTGTGGAAAGATCGTCAAGCAACAGTTAAGCAGACAGCACAAGCAGAGAAAGCAGGGCGTAAAGAGGCAGTTAAAGCTGCTAACACTGGCAATGCCCGAGGCAATCCAGACGCTAGTGTTAAGAAAGTCTATCGACGCGCGGACATTATTAAACTTATGAGAGAAGACCCAGCACGATACGAGCAATTGTCTGATGAAATATTCAGAGCGTATCAAGAGGGTCGTGTTAAATAAATATTAGGAGATTAACATGGCAGATGAAACTTCAGGAGCCTATTTTACAGCTAATGCTGTAGTAGACAAAACAGCAGCAGCAACTTTTATCCCTCAAATTTGGAGTGATGAAGTTATTGCGGCATACCAAAAATCGCTTAAAATGGCACCTCTTGTCAAGAAGATGACCATGAAAGGTAAGAAGGGTGATGTAATTCACGTACCCAAGCCTGTTCGTGGCTCTGCTTCTGCAAAAGGTGAAGCGGCAGCTGTAACCATCCAAGCTAACTTGGAAGACGAACTGACGATTACGATCAACCGTCACTTCGAATACTCACGTCTTATCGAAGACATCGTTGAAGTTCAAGCTCTCCAGAGTTTGCGTCGCTTCTACACTGATGATGCTGGCTATGCGCTTGCACTTCAAGTAGACACCGACCTCTTCAACGTAGGTACTGCGTTTGGTGATGGTACGCTTAACCTTTCACCTGGCGTAACGGGTACAGCTTGGGAGAATAGCAACGTTTACTTTAACGATGCTACTGGTGGTTTGACTACTTACGCAGACGACACCGTCACTGCTTCAGACGTTTTCACTGATGCGGCTCTTCGTGGCCTTATCAAGAAGATGGATGATGCTAACGTGCCGATGGACGGTCGTGTATTGATTATCCCACCTGCGCTTCGCTCTGAAATCATGGGTACTCAGCGTTATGTGTCTAGCGACTTTACCGATCCGCGCACTGTTCAGTCAGGCTTGATTGGTTCGTTGTACGGCATTGACGTATACGTATCTAGCAACTGCCCCGTAATCGAAAATGCTGCTAGCAACTCTGCTGCATCTATCGACATGCGCGGTGCGTTCTTGATGCACAAAGATGCCATCATGCTTGCTGAGCAAATGTCTGTACGTTCACAAACGCAGTATAAGCAAGAGTATCTGTCAACTCTGTACACCGCTGACACGCTCTATGGCGTCCAGGCGTACCGTCCAGAAGCGGGCTTTGTACTCGTTGTACCTGACGCCTAATCTATAGCGTCTTCAGCGCCCTTCGGGGCGCTTTACTTTCACACTTCGGACACGCTCCATTCTATTTTCATAGGAGAAAGACAACATGTCAACTTTAGCTAAAGATCGAAACGCAGCACCAATCCAAGTTTTACGTCCTGTCTCTACCGACACTGTAAACGTCTCTGGTTCTGCTACATCTTCTAGTGCAATTAGTGCTAACGCCAGGGTAGCTCGCATAATTACTACAGCCCCTGTCTTCTACAGCGTCACTGGTACAGCTACAACTTCATCTGCATATCTCCCTTCAGAGACTATTGAGTACATTCACGTCTACGAAGGTGATGTCATTTCGTTTATCACTTCAGGTTCCACTGGTGTTGCTTACGTAACTGAAATGGTGTAAACCATGTTTGGTTCTCGTGTAAACACATTAGGTAAGACTAATCGCTTTGACCCGTATGGCGTTGGTGGTGTACAGACGCCAATGGTTGCCGCGTTCAACGATGAGTACTATCGCTCCAACGGCGGCGAAACCACATTCTCCAACCTAATCACCCACTCCCGCAATGGCAATGCCACTATGACGGATTCAGACGGGTTGATTAAGTGGGCGCCGCATAATCTTCTTAGTTATTCTGAGGATTTTAGTAATGCGGCATGGACAAAATCAGGCGTTACAGTTACTGCTGATACTGCTGTAGCTCCAGATGGTACAACAACCGCTGATACTTTTGACGAAGGCACAGGAACAAGT